TATTGTATTTGTATGAGCGTCTAATCTATACACTATGTGCTTATCTGCACATCTCAGGGATAAGTTGATGGTTTTTAGCACCCAAACCTTGTATGGAATAGTTTCACCTATACCTGAGAATGACTGCCATCCTGTTGGTGTTTCAACTTCCCACTCATCTGTTGTAAATTCTTTTGTAAATTCAGCCATTTAGAAACTCCAAACATTGTATTGTCACTTGGTTTGGATTTGCTCTGTAGTCTCGTTCTTTGATATGGAGGACTCGGAAGCCTTCTTTGAGAAGTGCTGCGTCTCTTTCCTTCTCTCTTGTATCGTCTCCTCTATGTTTTCCATGCCAATAGTCTCCATCAAACTCGATGATGGATTTTGTTGGTTCGTGATAAAAATCGGGTTTCACGGACATCTCTTTTGTCTTTAAGACATATTCATGATTTTTTCCTGAATCATCACAAATACCACCAAAAAGGGAGGCGAAGTATACATCAGTTTTTGTCAACATTTGGTTGTATATTTCCCAAAACAATAATTGAGAAACCTTGGAGAAGTTGGTTTTCTTGTAATTTTTCAACCACTTCTCTTGTCGTTCAGACCATCGTTTGGTTCCTTCTTCTTGTCCATACTTTTCAATACAGATATCCAATGAGAATGTGGTCTGTCGTTCAGACAATTTCTCTGTTGCTTGCTCTTCAGTAAATCCTTTATTTTTCCAATATGCCATAGTGCAGTCATTGTTTCCATTTTCTTTGTTTGACTTGGAAATCTTTTCAATGACTGCTGCCTTGTCGGTCGTGTTCGCATGAATGAAGTTGTCAGACAGAGAGGAGAATTTCCCACCATGTTGCCATCCTGGGTTCTTATCCCCTTTGATACGATCAGACTGCTCTTGCATATATTTGTCGCTTCGTGTGGGGGTGTTGTAGAGGGCTTTGTAATCGCCCACAGACATTTTGTGGATCTTTGTGATATGACCAACCAAATCATGGGCTTTCATGCCACAAGAGCCACAGGCAACCATCCCCGTCTCATCGACGATAGTATTTGCTCTTTTGTTCATTTGTTGGCATCTAAGACAACAAAACTTTGCAGACTTCTTCTTGTATTCAAACTCTTTCTCACAATGGAGGCAGTTTTTGGTCTTGGTTGGTTTTGATGTTATCATATAGTTCTCCTACGGTCATTTCACGGACTTCGCCAGTTTTCTTATTACGAACATTCACCTTAGTATATATATCGAAACACTTGCCCGTCTGGCGAGGCAATTTTGCGATAACAAATCTATTGTTGTGAATGCTTTGGACAATCTCTTCTTGAAAGTCGTAGAGGTCAAACGGAACAAGACCCTTGTCTAGACTGATAATCTTTACATAATTTCGAATGAAGTATACAGGATCTCGTTGACAACGAGCATACTCTTCCAACTGATGCTTCGTGAACTGAATCGGAACATCTGATGCTTTAAGATTTGAATTGCCAAGATAGTTCTTGGTTTCTACAGGTTTGTTAGGTTTGTTTGGTTTTTTCGGTATCATGATCTATCAATCCTTTTGTTTCGTCCAAGATAACAGAAGATTCTGCCACCGATTTAGTGAAACTGCGCTTAGGATTCATCAATTCAAGTAAGTCTTTTGTCGAACCAAGAAACAAAGAATTTGAGGTGTTTGTTACTGTGGTAGGCTCATACTTCTCTTGCTTGATTGTCTTCATTCGTTGATGTAGTTCTACCAAATCTCTGTTTGCTTCAGCCACAGTCTTGATCATTTGAGATACCACTTCATAGGCTCTAGGGGAGTCACCTTCGGATGCCACCTTCATTATGCCATCTATGGCGTTGAATCCAAGGGAAATGAGTTCCTTGATGTTCTTTCGCGCCGTTTGAAAATCCTTGTCAACTTCATCCATGCCAACAACCACACCCTTTGGAAGGTGAGAATCATCTTTTCTGACAATGATGGCGGCGGGTTCGGGATTCATATTGAGAATCTCCGAAATATTTTCATCCATTTTACTCATAATAATCACCTTCCTACACTTTTATCTGTCGCTCTATACTCCACCAAAGTTGTAATGTCGTTGGAGACAAAGTAAGCCTTGGTCGCACTAATTTGTTCTTTCGTTAGTTCGAAGTAAGCATCTCTGAGAATCTCATACGCAGTATTTATGTTGTCGTTGGTCGTAGATAGCCAACGACTCCTCAAAGACAAGTTTCTTGTAATGATGCAACTAGAGTTCAACGGAACTCCATACCATTTGAAAGAGCCGTTGAACCCATAAGGAATCTTAGTGTTTCCGCCAGTTATTCCTGTATTGGTTTCAAATACTCGATAATCGCTAAATCGTCCTGAGTTTGTCGTGTTCAAGTATTCTGATGTGTGTGGATCAGTAAGAGTAAGCCCAAAATCAGACAACATGCTTCCCACCATATTGTGTTGTGTTGATTGTAAGTCAAAGAAATAAGTTTCCATTCCACGAACAAATGCGGTTGTTTTATCTGTTCCTGAAGCACCACTATTCGTGATCACATTGGTGTACTCGTTTGCCCCCCTAACAAGGTTTCCGTAATAAAACCCGTTAAGAAGGTACTCGTTTACATCATCCTTCAATATGAACCCATTAGCAGGGACATCACCATCAAACAAAGGGGTCACTAAGTACTCTACAAAATCTTCCGCTGAGTATGGAACAGAGCCACCTCTTGTATGGTCTAGATCTTCACTTCGTCCACTTATAGTCGGCATGATTCGATAATCGAACTTACCCACCTCATCGAGTGAAAGTTTCCACATCTTTAGGGCAGAATGTATGCTATCGCTTATGCTCTTCTTTAGATTGAATAATCGCTCTGCTGTGTTTCCACCAAGATCTTGATGTATTGTACAATCTCGTCTAGAATGATAGTTGCGAGACAAAGATCCCTTCACTTGCATAGGAATAAGTGGGTTGGATCTAGTAGTAAACTCCATAGGGTAGAAATTCACATACCGATACCCACCATACTGTAATGTCTCTTGATACAAATCATAGTAATATGAATCAAGAAAGTTCATTCTCGTCCCTAGAGGCCCAATTCGACCACTTGTGTCATCAAACAACTTGAGTATGTTTGCGGGGACTAAATTAGATGCTGTGAACCCTGTCAAGAAGGCGGCGGCAGTCCCACCCATCTTGAAATACTCAGGGAAGTAAGAGGAATCTAGTGCCTTTGCTCTGTTGTAAGAATTCCATCTGCTAGTGCCACCTGAACCCCCAAAGGAGGTGTTCCCGCCATAGTTGTATGTCTGAGGGGGTGGATAGAGAGTAAGCCCTGCAAGGCGCGTAAGGTAGTACTGTGAGCCAACAGAAGCGTATGGTCCTGTTCCGTCAACAGCGATACCTGGATTTGGTATTTGACTCGACCAACCAAACATACTTGTCGAGTAAGGAATCCCATAATGCCCTATGTTAAACTCTTCGGCAGTAGTCTTATATTTTCTTGGATATTTTTTGATTTCCTCAAAGAATCGGTTGTTGAAGTCGTTAGCAGTATTGAAACCTTGGAGATTTACCACACCCGAAGTTGTTCCTGCGCTTCGCAACAACTCTACCGTCCATGCGGGATTGGCTGTGTTGCCGTTGTAGAGGGAAATGATATTCGCAAGGGTGTCCGTGAAATCATTGTCTGAGTACTTTACAAATTGATAGTGAGGCTCAAATGATGCAAGCAAAGCATCGAAAGTTATTCCACGATCCTTCAATATACTAAGATTTCTCCTCAAGGAGAAATGCATATCAGGATTGAAATACAAAGACTTGATTGATGTGTTGAGCGATGAATTAGCAGACAACCCAAAATAGAGCGGATTTCCTCCTGTTCCTATCGGCAACCCTGCTGAATGAGTGACCCCGACAGTATTGGGGTGAAACATCAACTGAAATGGAGCAATTGTCCCACCAAAGTTCACTAGGGTGTAGGTTCCTGCTGACGATCCCTTTTCAGTTACCCCACTAAATGTTGATGTGGCATAAGGTTCATTTCCCGCAGTCAAAGTGTAAAAGTAGGGATATTGTTGCAACAATCGGTAGTTGTCGTACAGAGGTTTGAAGGCTCCATACATGTTCACACCACCGACAGCATAGCCAACCGTGCAATGGGCAGCATCGTCTAATTGATCCCCATCATATGCCATGTGCAGATTAAGATTTTGCAGAAATGTTACACCTGCAAAGAAGTTTGCATACTCAAACGAGATACCAAGTTGGGGGGCTACTCCAAGGGTGTCCGTATACAGATTAAGGTCTTCCGTTGGTGCGAGATAGGGAATGATGCCGCGACTAAAGTATATGGTGGGCGTTACTTCCTTTTGCTCTACTGTAATGATGATATGCTTGAGAATATTCGCTGTTTCTAAGTCCGTGGATTCCGTAGCCGTTGTAATAACACGGTAGTTTGAAAGGAACGAATTTAGGTTATTTTCCTCAGTAGGCATTAGTCATCAGTCAGTTCTTGGAATGTAAGTCTAATTTCACGAATCAGACCAGAATTGATAACTGGTCCAAAGATATAAGACTTGGCTTGGAAAGTCAGAGAGTGAGTGATAGTACGGCGAGTCTGCATATCCCCTTCGTAATCCTCTAGTGAGGTTACTGACGAAAGGACAATTGGCACATCAACTTTCTTATCAAGTTCAGTAAAGTTCAAAGTGACCGTGAAGTCGGGGGTGAAGTACGGTAGGATTTGTTCAAGTATTTGATACCCATCTTCGATAGATCGGTTCATGATACTCAAGGTAAACTCAATTATGTATGGAACTTCACTATACGAATAGGCTAGAGAAGAATCACTCTCTGCGCGAGTAATGTAGTACTTATTGAGGCTGTTCATCTTTCTGCTTGTGTCGTAGGTCATCGAGGTAATCTCAAATCCCATACGAGGGAGAACTGACTCAAAAGCGACTCTATCTCCCGCCTCATCCAATTCCTTGATTTTTCTATAGAACTTTTCTTTTGGTCCATATGAAATTGGAACCTTGATCTTCTTCTGCTCGACTCCTGCGCTATCTGTCCTTGAGATATACACTTCGTCAAACAGAGAACCAAAGGCTACGACCAAGGTACGAATACTTCCATGATAGAAATGATTAAACATTCAAATCACCAATTCCCAACGCTAAAAGGATCCTTGTCTGTGAAATCTACGATGTCATTCTTGGCTCGTTCGAGTTCAATCTCGTTCGTATCATCAGCCTTAGTTTCAAGGAATTTCTTCTCTGTGTCAACGATAGACACATAGAAGACTGATGCTAGTGATGTATTGCCCTTCAATGGAAGTAGAGAGGTTGCAGTTCCCACTTCGGTGTGGACATCAAGAGTGTTGGTAGGGATGTCGTAATTTACAATTACAGCAGAGTATGTACTGCTAGCAAGATTGGTTCCTTGATAAATCGTTTCCCCCTCAAAGAATAGATTATCTGTGTCGGTAAGAGTAAACTGACGGATCGGAATAACAACATTACTTTCGATATCATCAACTTCCTTGATTTCGGTGTCGATTTGTTCGCCAGAGTAACGGAAGAGTTCGCATGAGAATTCGTAGGCAAAGAATGAGTTTCTTGTGCCGACATACTTAATTTCGTATATCCCACCATACTCAGGAAAGTAAATGAGATCGCCTTCTTGTGGAGTAGTATCAGTCCCATACTTTGCAGCCTCTTCAGAGAATCGCTTCTTGGAAACCATAAGATTAACCGAGTCTTGTAGGTTAATACCAAACTTGTCCATGATCTTGTTTTCAGTCTCAAAGAACTCGTAGTTAGAAACGAACATTTCAATTTGAAAACTCTTGTCAAACTTAGAAATAGGATCGTCACCAAAGAGATCATCAAGATCCTGAAACTTTCTAAACACGAAATGTACATCAAAACCAAAAATCTTAATTTGTTCAACAACAAGTTGCTCAAACAGATTTGATTCTCGTCCCGCGATTTTGAAGTAAGGATTTCGTGCCATATTCAGCCCACCTCAAAATGCGCGGGGTACGCCATGTAGTATGAACCATCTTCTCTCATAAACTTCTTTTTGCCGAGTTTGGACATACCAACTTTATTTCTACTTTCTAGGCTGTTCATTGGATTGTTTGTTGACATAAAATTGATTTTACTTTGCTTACCGTTGCTGCTTAATTTTGGGGGAATTCTTGTTCGGTTGGATTCTGCAATTTTCGCCTTTCCATCAGCCGTCCAATTTTTCGACTTTCCCTTCAACCCTATAGATATTAGTTCCCTTGTTTTATCAGAAACTCTATGTGTTTTATAATATTTTTTTAATCTATCTGAGTTTTTCAATTTTTCTTCTGGGTTAGCAGCAAAAAACTCAGTTGTTTTCTTCGCCGCCTTCTCTCGTTCAACAGGATCTGAAAATCTTTTGACCCCCTTTACCCGCATTTTTTCTTTTGTTTCGTCGGTTAATACTCGCCCTGCCGAACCCTCGCCCCCCTTGGTTAGATTATATTCAATTTGATATGTGCCTAATTGAGCAATCCAATTAATTTCTTTTTCATACATCTCCACACGATTTTCAGCGGTATCTATTTGTTCTATTATGAAATTTTCAGATCCATACTTCAAGATAGCATCAGCAATTGCTGACTTTGACCGATCAGTTTTTGTTGAGTTTAATATATGATCGTTAAAACGCTCATCAATTTTTCTAACGGTGCATCCAATGTATCTTTTTTGGTTTATGGTGTTGGTTATTTTGTATATTAGCATGTGATTATTTATCATAACTAGGAAGTTGCCTCCTGCTTTTGGTATCGGCTAGCCCACAGAAAAATGTGGGGGGTACTCGTATTTGCTTTGAACTGTACTCTCTATTTCACCAATTTCAACCACAGAATCCGCATACATGGTGGCGGCATCGAATTTCATACCACCAGGAAGGGAGATAGAAGAGAACTTGCTGAGATTTGCTGACCATTGTCTTTTTATAAGAGCCGTCACATACCGCTTCAAAAGAATATCATTGTAAATCTCACCATAGGTTTCGGGGTTTAGGGAAACCTGAGCCAAGACCATCAACTGTGAACCCGTAGTAAATTGTTCACTCCAATCGGTGTGAATCTTGAGTTTGTTTGTCACACGACTGAAACTCACTTGCTTATCGGGGCTGAGAAATTGTTGCAACATTGATAGGTA